ATAGAACAATGTAAAGCTGATATAAAAAGACACGAAGGCGAAGTCCTAGAAATTTATATGGATAGTTTAGGCTATAAAACTCTAGGAGTTGGTCATTTATGTCAACCACAAGACCCTGAATATAATTGGGTAGTAGGCTCACCTGTATCACAAGAGGTTGTTGATATGTATTTTGAGAATGACTTTGATAAACATTTGCATGAAACTATTCATGTGTTTGGAAGTGAAAAAGCATTTTACAACTTGCCAGAGCCTATACAGCACGTCTTAGTTAATATGTGTTTTAATCTAGGTGGTACAAGACTTTCCAAGTTTCGCAAGATGTTAAAAGCTTGTTGGGAACATGACTGGGATGAAATGGCTAAACAAATGCAAGACAGTCGATGGTTCTATCAAGTTGGTAGACGTAGTGAAGAATTACAAGATATAGTCTTAGCACAGAGGTAATGCTACTTTATACAGAGACTCAATTAGAACAAGCTTACAAAATAGATTGTAAGGCTCGTACAAAAGTAGGTGAAAAATGGATTACTCTAGAAGAGTTTAGACCTTTGTACGAAGAACTTATGGAACATTTTATGACATCTTATAATGAAGGTGATATATTAACAGATGATGTTCCAGAATATTTAGTAGAATCCATTAATGAATTACTTGAACTAACTTTAATTTTAGATAACTGATATGTTTCCATTTGAAATAATTACAATGCTAGGCTCTACTTTGATAAGTAGTTTGTTAAGTCTTTGGTCTCAAAGAATGAAGGCTAAACAAGACGAACAAAAAATGTTATTACAGAGAGCAGAGATGCGTATGGAAGCAGTAGATGCTGCAAGAAATGTAGAGAACGTAGGGTTTCAATGGACCAGACGTATTATTGCGTTATCATCTATCTTTGCAATAATTATATTGCCAAAGTTAGTAGCAGTATATTATCCGGATGTAGATGTAACAGTAGGTTATACTGTATTCAATCCGGGATTTTTATTCTTTACAGAGGGTAGAGAAGTATTTGAATGGATAACTTTTAAAGGTTTGGTAATTACACAATTAGATACTAACTTAGTATCGGCTATTATCGGAATGTATTTCGGTGGTAGTTTAGTTAAAAAATAGGAGAGAAAACAAACTGAAAGCAGTCGAAGGACTCTGCGTTATATGTATAGTTTGTTGGATATACGTAATAGTTTCGGGATACTATTACTTTTTCTAACGAATTAAAATAATAAACAATGACCTCAAGAACGCTATTGTTAGCTTCACAGGGAAATTACAACTAAAAAATGGTGAGATAAATGGCAAATGATTACATACCACCCGGCAGATTTGGTGGTGACATGGACAGAAACGAAGTAGAAATAGACCTTAATAAGTTTATGGCTCTACTTCAAGAAAAGTCTGAGTTAAAAGAAAGAATTAGAGAGTTAGAAGATATAAAGAATGATAACCCATATCAAAAACTTATCTTTGTTGCTCAAGCTGTAGATAGCTGGAGAATAATTCCTAGAGCTTTTCTAAGTGTGTATATGTATCTATTATACTACACTACGTTTTGGTTTATGGGATTAGAAGACCCTACGATGCAACAGTCAGGTTTAATATCGGTAGTTGTAGGAGCAGGTGCTGCATGGTTTGGCTTGTATACTAATTCGTCTAAGTCTAAGGGGGACTTTACTAAAGGAGATAAATAAATGAAAAAGAGGGCATTATTATTTTTAGCTAGTTTGTTTGTGAGTGTAGGTTATGCAGACCAAACAGGCGATTGTACTGCTGGTACTCAGTATTGTGAGCAGAATAGTTTAGATACAACTAATACTACAACAACTACAAACACTAATACAAACACCAATACAAATACAAACACGAATACAAATACTAATACAAATACGAATAACAATACTAATGTTTCAACTAATACAAATACAAATGTCAGTACTGCAACCAATACTAATGTTAATACAAATACATCTAGCAGCAGTTCTACCAATACTAACAACAATAACAACGTCAATACGTCTACATCTACATCAACTTCTACAGTAAACTCTACTGTAAATCAAAATGTAAATAATACGACAACCTCTAATAATACGAATGTTAATACTTCTACAAATACTAACATTAATAAATCAGAGTCTGAATCTAATGTAAATACTAACAATGTAAATCAAAATAACAATAACACAGTTAGTAATAATACAAATAAAAACATTAACGAGTCAAACTCTACACAAACTATTAGGCAAGAGATAAAATCAAAAGCTCCACCAGCATCAGCTATAGCTCCATCTATAATGTCTTATTCACAAGACTTATGTACTACAGGAGTATCAGGTGCATTTCAAGGACAGGTGTTTGGTTTATCTGGTGGTAAAGCTGTGAGAGATGAAAACTGTGAACGTCTAAAGCTTTCAAAATATCTCTATGATACTGGGATGAAGGTTGCTTCTGTTGCTATACTTTGCCAAGATGAAAGAGTTTTTAAAGCTATGTCTATGGCAGGAACTCCTTGTCCATATGAAGGTAAGATAGGACAAGAAGCAAAAGTATTATGGGCAGCAAACCCACATAAACGACCTGACATAGAAGATGCTGAAAGAGAATATATTAGAGAATGTACACTAGAGGATAATCCTAACAGAGCAACGATTAAAAAAGATGTCGTAGGATTTGTAAAGAAAACTTACACAAGAAAAACTAAAACTAACAGACAATGCAAAAAAGAATTTTATGGCAACTAGCTGTTCTTTGTTTAAGTTTTAATCTATCTAGTCAGTACATATATGAAGGCAATCAGTCTTTAATAGATTTAACAAATCAAACAGGAACTACTAATTTAAATGTAGGTGACGACCAGTTATCACCAGCTTTTAATTTAGATTTTACATTTAATTTTTACGACCAACAATTTACATCTGCTCGTATGGCTACGAATGGATGTCTTCATTTTGGGTTAGGCACAGGTAATGTTAACTATAATAATTACTGTGGGGATTATACACCTGACCCTCTTCCACAATACAACTATACTCTGTTTCCGTTTTGGACTGACTTAATAAGAGATAATCAGTCTAAAATGTTAGCTAAAAATTTTAGCGATAAAACAGTTTTTGGTTGGTATAATTTAAAAGAATACAACAGAAACAATACTGATAATAGTTTTGAAGTAATCTTATGGACCAACTCTAGTTTTGATTTTAGGTATGGTGGTTTAAATATTATCCAGCATGATGTACTAATAGGAGAACAAAAAGACTCTGATACTTACTATCAATATTTATTTTATGATGAATGTAATACAGGAACTACTAACAGCTCAAGTTGTGTAAATGTAAACTGGAACAATTCTAGTTTTAACACACTCTTAGAAAATGGTGGCTCACTTTATGGTTCAGGTTCTGGTAATAATTTAAACTGTAGCAATCCTTTAAATGACACAAGCTGTCCCGGATATTGGGAAGCGTATGATGATTTACAATGCGACCTAGACCCACAGTATGCACCCTTTTGTCGTGGTTATAGACAAGAAGAGTCAGTTGCATTCTTTGATGAAGAGATGGTTGATTATGGCTTTGTAGATGAACAAGAGCAGTTTGCTACCGGTATATTTATAGACGAACAGTTTGGTTATGAAGACTTTGAAGAGTATGACACTTTTTTTGAGTATGACACTTTTGAAAATGATGAAGTATATTTGATTGAGCTTGAGCCTATAGCAGAAGGGTACGAAGAAATATTTGACTGGGAAGAACCCTATGAAGAATATGTAGAGGTATGGAATGAACCAGAAGAAATATTTGTTAGTCTAGAACCAAGACATGAATTTGTAGAAGTTTTTGATGTTGAAGAACTTATAAATTTATATGAATTTGAAACAATAATTAGAGAGGAAATAGATAATGACGTTAGACATGATGAAACAAACGAGAGAGAAAGCTTTGAAACTTTGGAAGAGTTGGAAGAATGGTTTGAAGAAGAGTTGGAAGAAATACAACAAGATGATGAAATTGACGAGAATACAGAAAGTCGTGAAGAACTTCTTGCCGAAGTCGAAGAAAACATCGAAGAAGAAAACACAGAAGAAAAAAGTTCAGTAAGAAGGTCAGCTTTAGCAGTTGTAGCTAGTACGATACAAACTGCTAGAGATAGTGTATACACAACAGTTCATGGTAACACATCAACAAGTGGAGTATCAAGTTCTGGTATGTCTAGTTCTGCATCGTCTAGTGCGACAGGTAGTATTTCTAACTCTCCGAGTATATCGGACCAGTTTAGTTCATCAACCACACAGACTAATCAAATACTAGACATGACAACAACAGTAACAACAAGTAGCACAGCAACAATGAGTTCTAATATTAGTAGTATTTCTACTACATCTGTTTCAGACAACACAACAACATCACAGAGTATACAAGATACAATAGATGTATCAATTAGTAATCAAGCAGATGAAGATGTTCAAGAGCTAGTCGAAACTATAATCGCTGCTAATTTACAACAAGCACAAGAAGAAGTAGAAACTCAACAACAAGAAACAGGAGAGTATGGTTCAGAAGATACTATCATAGCATATATGTCGTTTGTTCCAAACTTTAATACGTATGCAACAGCTTACATACCTCAACAAGAACAATGGTATGAGTCAACAGATATATACTCTGCAAGTGTTATAAATGATAATATTGAAGCGTTTTACGGATTAGCTGGGCAAAGCATACAAACTTTAACAGAGATAAAAAACTTACAACCAAACTTATAGGAGGACATTATGGATTGGTTACAAAATAAAACAACACAGTTTATTGCATTGATGGGTATTATTGGAACTCTTGCAGGGTTTGGATATACCGGAGCTACATATGTTAATAGAATTGAAAACCTAGAAACAAAAGCTCAACAGGCTAAAGAAACAGATGATGGTTTAGGGGAGATTGAAAAGCGTATCGAAGCTTTAGAAACTTCTGTATCTTATATAAACAAAACCATTGATGAAACTGTTTTACTAAAACTTAATAATATTGATGCAGTTAAGTCTGACTTATCAGGCATGAAAGCTGACATCGAAAGTGTCAAGACTGATATAAAAATATTTAAAGAAGAAAATAAAAATCCATTAGCCGGATAAAAAAAGGGAAGCTTTATGCTTCCCAATTTTATAATAATTATATTACTTTATCTAAAGTTTTTATGATTTAAAATTTTATTTCTGTATGGTTCAAAAAGCTTCATTACATATTTTGGTAAAGTAAACTCGTCTGTAGACCATTGGTCTGAAAATGTACCATCTGAATTTAGATAGATGTGCTGCCAGTCAGAGTCTCCCCACGTAGTATCATATGACCATTTTTTAATGCCAAAATAAAATGGACCATCTTCCATCCAACTTAATAACCCATCTAAACTTTGGTCGTCTTTCAAATCTGCATGAAGAGGTTCTGCAATATCATACTCACCCGGTTCATATTCATCTAATATTTCAAGACACCATTCGTAATAAATTTTAATAGCCATAAGTTTTACCCTCAAGTTAAGTTAAAAACCTAGTATACCACAGGCAAAACTAAATGTCAACCCCCTGTATTTAATTAAAGTGCTTTCATCTCTCTTTGTAAATAGTTATGTAAGGGTTGGAGTTTATCCTTACCCTTACGTAATACTGTTTTAATTATATCTCTCTCATCTATAGGAAACAATTCATCTACCATATTTTCTGGTAGCATACTAAACTCGGTAACAATTTTATTATCTCTTGTAAGTAAGACTTTGAAACTAACTAAGTTAGCTTCCGATTTGTTTATCATCTTGATTCTCCAAAGGTGTAAAGTTAATTTTATCTTGCCTTCCTCTTAGTCCTGCTTTCATATAAGAAGTAGCTCTACCCTCAAAAAAGTTTTGATGCTCAACACCCATAACTTCGTCTAGCCAAGTTAAAGGGTTTTCTCGCTGGTCATAGTTAGTCTTTAATCCAAGCTGTAGTAATCTTCTATCAGCTATATATCTATTATAAGCATACATATCTTCTTTTGTTAGACCTTGTATATCTCCCATTTCAAATACTAAATCTAAAAACTTATCTTCTAATGTAACCATTTGTCTACATATGTCGTATAGTTCTTTCTTAAAATCATCTGTCCAAATGTCTAAGTTTTCTTGAATAAACTGTCTAAATAATTTAGTCATAGCTTCTACGTGCATAGACTCATCACGAATAGAGTAAGTTACTATCTGTCCCATACCTTTCATTTTACCGAAACGTGGGAAGTTTAACAAGATTGCAAAGCTGCTAAACAACTGTAGTCCTTCTGTAAAAGCTGAGTAAACTGCTAAAGTTTTTGCAATACTTTTCTTATCTCTTCTGGTTGTTTTTATATCACTAATATACTTATGTTTGTCTGCCATCTCTTCATACTCTGAGAATGCTTTGTACTCTAGGTCCGGCATTCCTACAGTATCAAGTAGTAAACTGTAAGCGTGTTGATGTATTGACTCCATGTTTGCAAATGAACACATCATCATTCTTGCTTCTGGCTTTTTAAATATACGCATATATCTATCTATGTATCCAGAACCAACATCAACATCTGATTGAGTAAACAATCTAAATATCTGTGTTAGTAAATTACGTTCATTGTCTGATAAATCTTGCCAGTCTTTTACATCTGTATGTAATGGCACATCACGAGGTAGCCAATGCATTTGATTTTGTAAATCATAATAATCAAACATCCATGCATCATCAAATGGTTTGTAATATTCTCTTTTTCCTAATAAACTCATTATTTCTCCTATCTAAATGGTTTTATGTCTTGTATCCATGTAACTAAAGACCATCGTTCTCCTTTTGTTACTGGGGTTATCTTGTGTAATACGTAGCTGGGAAACATTACCATGTCACCTGCTTCCATATATATTGGTCTATCTGCTCCTTGTTTCAATACTAATTCACCACCATCACATTTATCATCTAACAATATAGAAACAGATATTTTTCTATTAGAATAAATACCTTGTCCTATATCTGTGTGCCAATCATAATGATGTCCGGTTTTATAATGTAATAATTGTAGGTTGTCAAAGATACCTGCAATATCAAATCGAAAAGATGTAGCATTGTATGTTTTAACAGTATCATAAATTAATTCAGCTAAACCTAAATCTTGTATTGGATAGACATCTACTTGTCTAACTGAGTTTGCTTTTTTAGAATTGTCTTTATCGTGAACTTTACCTTCCCACTTCTCTACATTCTTATGCATATTTTTTATTCTTAAACAATCAGAGTGTGTTAAAAAATGAGTAGCTCTGTCAAATGTTTCAGGTTTTAAATTATTTGGTTGTTCTACGTACATACTATCCTTCACAAGCGATGCATTCAACATCTTCAAGATTAATTCTAGGTACTTTAATATTTACATCTTCTGCATTTCTAGCTGCGTTAGACCTAAAGTAATATAAAGATTTTAATCTGTTTGCACCATACCAATGAACATCATTGACATACTGCATATATTCATCGTGCACCTCTTGAGGTTCAGTAGCTTTAGGTAGCGTAAAGAATAAATTAACAGACTGTGATTGACAGATAAACTCTTGACGTTTATATGCGTGTTCTACAATCCATATCTGATTTATTTCATTAGCAGTTTTAAATATTTCTTTTTCTTTATCTGTTAGTATATCTAAGTGTTGTACTGAACCATCTTTACCAGCAATATCTTTCCATAGTTTTTCTAGTTCTTTTACTTTTAATCCTTTTGATTTTAAAAGTTTTTCTAAAAACTTATTCTTTACTTGGTACGAGCCGGAAAGAGTTTTGTGCGTATATACATTAGCCCTGTATGGCTCAATCGAAGGAGATGTCCCACTACATATAATACCAGAAGAAGCATTAGGAGCAACAGCCAGAAGGTGAGCATTCCTAAGACCAGAACCACTAATATCAGGAGCTTCACCACGTTGTTCAGCGAGTTCTTGAGAAGCTGCTGTGGCTCGTTCTTTAATGTGTTGGAAAGCTTTGTAGTTAAATCCCGTAGCGAAAATACCTTCAAACGGGATGTTATGTGATTGTAAGTAGGCATGAAATCCCATTGCTCCAAGACCCAATGACCTTTCTCTGTAAGCAGAGTAGGCAGCCCTAGTAAAGCCTTCTTTACCTTCTCGTATATAGTTTTGAAACCTTTTAAAATTTGCATTATATTCTCCTAGTTGTGTTGTGTCGATAGCATTATCAATAAAGTGTTGAATAACATTATCTAGCATTGTGATTAAATCTTTAATAAAGTTTTCATCTTTGGACCACTCATCAAAGTATTCTAAATTAACAGAAGATAAACAACAAACTGCTGTTCTTTCTTCGTTAGTAGGTAGTGTTATTTCAGAACACAAATTACTTTGTTTTATTTCTAGTCCTAAGTCTTTTTGTTTTTGTGGTAATGCATCATTACAGTTATCAATGTTAACAATGTAAGGTTCTCCTGTTTCAGCACGAGCATTTATTATTTGCCACCATAAATCTCTAGCACTTACAACTTTAACAGCTTCATTAGATTTAGGGTCAACCAATCTCCAATCTGTATCATCTTCTACAGCTTTTAAAAATTCATTAGTAATGTTGACTCCATTGTGAAGGTTTAAACATTTTCTATTTATATCTCCACCGGATGATTTTCTCATCTCAATAAACTCTTCTATCTCTGGATGTGATATATCCATATATGCAGCATAACTACCACGTCTTGTTACCCCTTGATTAAAGGCTAACATCTGTGAGTCAACTACGTGCATGAATGGGATAGAACCAGTAGACTTACTACCATGAGTAGTAGATACACCATTACTTCTAACATCTCCCCAAAATCCACCAATACCTCCACCCGAACTCGCCAACCAAATATTTTCATCATAGTGAGAAGATAAACCACTCCGACTGTCAGGAACATAATTGAGGAAACAGCTAATAGGTAAGCCACGACTTGTTCCCCCGTTACTAAGTATAGGAGTGCTAAACATAAACCAACACGAGGAACTGTACTGATAAAGTCTTTGAGCCAATTCAAAATCTGTGACACCTTTGAAGGTTGCTCCGAAGGTCGCTGCTCTGGCAAATGCTTCTTGGGCATGAGTTTCTTCTCCTGTAAAATATCTATCTTTTAATGTATCACGACTAAACTTATCGAGTTTTTTTTCGTTATCATAATTAATTTTTATACCTAAATATTCTTTAGGTCCTACTTTATCTTCGGTCATTTACTGTTCTCCATGTCGTGTATGTTAAGCATTATTATAGCATAATGTAATATTTTTAGCAAATCATTTTTATTCTTACCATCTTTATTACCATAGCGTTTAGCATACTTCATAATATTACCCATACAAAAACCTTCTCCATGTCCGGAGTCTATAATAACATCAGTAGCTTGATACTTATCCGAAGCATAGTGTTCATTATAAGTATTATTTATATATGTTAATAAATTATTTATATGTTGGTCTTCATTAAATTTGTATGTCATGTTATGTCCTGTAAAGTGATGTTAGGATTTCGTTTTACTTGTTTATAAAACCAACGTAAACTATATGCACTTAACATAAATTTATTATTTGCAAAGATATGTGTTTGGCTGGGGAGAAATTCATACAAATTCTTTTTAGTAATTTTTGAAGTGTCCTCTCCATCTGGAACCATTGTGCGTAGCCATTCTATTAATAATGTTTCTGCTCTACGTCTTAATTTTTTTGATTGTTTTCCACTCATAGTTTTGTTGGGTCATAATTTTTAACTAACTTCCAATAAGTTAAAATGCTGTTAAACATAGATAAATGTTTTAGATGTGTATCTTTATCCCATACGTGGCATGAAATAAACTTAGGGTCTTCTCTATCAACAAAGATGGATACTCGTTCTGGGTCATCATACTTACACCCTTGAGCATATGCTGATAGTTGCATAGCATGGTCGTCATAAACTAACTTAGCTGGGTCTTTATCTTTTATGTTTACTTTCGTTTTAAAATCAATAAAGATACCAGACTTAGAATATAAATCTATCTTACCACCATAGCCTTGAGGAGCACAAAAAGAGTCCTCTGCAATCCATTCTTCTTTAGGAAATGTTTCATCTAAAAAGTCTTGTATAACTTTATAAGTTTTGTTTTTTGATTTACCTAAAAATCCTTTCTCAATTTGAGCATGAATTTTAGTTCCAGACTTTGCAGCTTCTAGTCCTATCTTTTTAGAGTCCTGTTTACATCTATAGAAAAACTCTTCATCAGACTCATCTTCATCTTTTTCTAAAGCTATAGCTGATTTTAATGCTTGGTCAATTTTCCAATTTTCCAAGAAAGGTTTAGCTATCATACCTATTATCGTGGTGACTGATGGTACTAATCCTAACGCTTTAGCATCACGTAATGTTGTATTACGTTCAACACCATTCGCACCAACAATAGTATACATAGGGTCGCCCTCTTGAGTATACCAATGTCCTGACTCAGAAGTAAACTTACTGTAGTTATCGTTTGTATTAGTTTTCATTCTTTAATTCCTCAAATGTTTTGTATACATCTGATGTAAATAATTTTTGTATATTAACTAGCCACATCTTACTAGCGTTGTGGTCGCCACCTTTTACAGACTTTTTAAAATCTAATTTATCAATTAATTGTTTTAACTTTGGCACATCAAAAATAAATGTGCAGAATATGTTATCTCCAATACATAAATTATGAAACCAATAATCAGACTCGGTTGCTGCTATTCCAGATGGCTTTCCATAAGACTCATATTCAATACAAATGTTACCGGTCTTCATCCACATTCCTCGTTCTGATTTAACTTCAACCTTTTTATTGGTTAGCATTTCTGCTATTTTATCTTCACGTATTTTACCATATTGTAAATCTATGTCAAACTTTTTTCTATCTTTCTTAGTGGGTTTCACTCCAGTTACCTCCTATTTTATATTCGCCATCCAAAGGACATCTCAAATTAAAATGTTTTCCAGCGTCAATAATACTTTTAACAGCTAATCCACCTACAAAATCTGCCTGAGACTCTTTAACTTCTATCTGCCATTCATCATGGATGTTAGCCACAAACTTATAATCTATTGCGTTAAGTCTAAGTAAACTATCCAAAAGACTTAATGCTTTTTTCATAACAATAGAACCTGCACCTTGTAGTAAAGTATTTAATGCTGCATGATTATTTCTGACATAAAGCTTACGACCATCTATACCTTTGAGGTAAGTCTTAATAGCTGCTCTTTGCACTCTATCTCGCAGAGATTTAAATGATGGTGTATTAGAGAAGAAATGTTCTCTAGCTCGTTTACCATCTCCCTCGTTTCCTCCAACCACGCTTCCAAGTTTTTTATCTCCTGCTCCGTACATGAGGGCATAGATGAAAGTCTTTGCCTGATTTCTTGATTTAAGTCTTGCAGCTTTCTGATTAGTTGTGTGTATGTCTCCTTTGATGATTTCATTTATAAACTCCTCGTCAGCCATATAGTGAGCCAACATTCTTATTTCCAAACCAGAAGCATCAACTCCTAGTAATACATTACCCTCATCAACAGTCCAACAAGCTCTACACCTATCACCATAAGGGCTAGATACTGAGGGAACTTGAGCCATGTTTGGATTTCTATGTGTCATTCTGCCTGTTATAGTTCCATTAGGAATAACAAAACCATGTACCCTATCATCTTCCTCTACTGCTTCAACCCATGAGTCTACTTGAGCTATGCGTTTTTGTAGTAAAAGAAAGTCAGCAATAAGTTTGGCTTCGTGAATGTGAGTAATCTGTGATAAAGTTTTTTCATCTACAATCGGCTGACCGGTAGGTGTAAATCTATCTGGCTTCCAACCAAAGTCTACAAGGTATTCTCCAATCTGTTTACGACTACCTAGATTAAACTCTTGCAACTTTTGTCGCATAAAAGGTTTGTAGTTTTTTGTATCAAGACATCTGTTGTATTCATCATCAGTCAGTCCTCGTTTAGATAGCTGACCATCTTTACGAATGTATGGAGTAATTAATTTATCATCAATCCATTTAGGCTTGAAGGTAGAGTGAACCTCATCTTCAATCTGCTGCATCTTTTCTCTAAGTTCAGCTAATAATAACTGAGCAGAAGTCATATCAAATTTAAATCCATTGACCTCTTGTTGTTTGATTATCCTTGCAACATCTTTCTCAAGTTGAATAGATTGTTTTGAAAATCCTTTTGACTCTTGACGAAGTTTGAAAAAAACTTTAGTGTTAAGTTCAACATCACGAACACAATAGTCTAACATCTTTTCAGAATACTTATCATACTCTTCAAATTGAATTTTAGGATAACCTAATTTATATCCCCAAGTTTCTAAGCTGTGTCCTCCATCTCTAACCGGATTAAATAATCTGGACAAGACTAAAGTATCAATAACTTCTTTATCAGATAAATCTACATTACAAAACTTTTCTACTATTGGAATATCAAATCCAATAATATTATGTCCTATAAGTGTATCAGCTTGAGATAAAAGTTTACAAGCTTCTGAAAGTTTATCTGGTGGAAACTTAAATATTTCTTTTGTATCTACATCTTGAGCTACAATACACCATAGCTTAGATGCTTTTACATCATCAGTTTCTACGTCAAATACTAATCTCATTAAAACTTCTCTTCTAAATTATCGTTGTCTTCAAAGTCTGAATTATCAACTTCACTTAACCTGCCGGTTTCAGCATCGTAAATAACCCGACAAGCTAATCCTACATCTCCTGTATATCTGGATTTAAGTATCCTCATCTTAGTAGTTCTAGCTTCATCGGGGTCGTCTGATTGTTGATTACGTTCTAATGCGATAACACAATCTGATAACTGACCAATACTATTTGAGCCACGTAAATGAGATAGACTTACTTCAATACCATTCTCATGTCCCTTGTTTCCATCAACTCTACGTAAGTGAGATACAAGAATTATACCTGCACCTGTCTCCTCTACTAAGCTTCGTAGTCTGGTCATAATAGTATCAATGGCTCGTCTTTCATCTCCTTCATGGACAGCACTAACTAACATATGTAAGTGGTCCACGACTACCCATTTACAATCACATCCAATAATCATAAATCTTAACTTAGTAAAGATGTCGTCAATATCGTTTGTGCCAAAATGCGAATGAACCCAAACCCTGTTTTTATTCTCGCCATCATACAACACATCAAAGAATTTATCAAGTTCTTCTTTACTAAATCGTTCTCGAACTTGGTCAATGTAAAGTCTAGCGTTAGCTTCGATAGATAGAATACCATCAATGGTCCTTCTCCAATCTTCCTCTAATGCAATGATACCTACATTATCTTTAGTCTGTTTGATTAGCCAATGCTCTAACTCCCTAGTCACACTAGACTTACCAAGTCCTGTCCCACCTGTAAGAGTTAATAGTTCTCCTTGTCTAAGTCCATACAGCTTCTCATTCAATCCCTCGTAAGGGAAAGGAATACTCTGTTTCTTTTCTCTGTTATGAAACTTATCTCTTTGTTCAGAGATATTAATAACACCGGAAGGTGTATAGACTTTTGCTGCCCACCATGCTTCAACAAATTCTTTATGTTTGTTTGACCTCAACATATCGTTAGGGTCTTTCCAACCATTAGGCAAGTTTAGTATCTTAGCTTTACTAGGTTTAAAAAGTCTGGCAACTTTGACTGCTGCTTCTTTTCCTGCTTTATCGTTATCAAATGCAATGATTACATTTTCAAACTCATCAAAAAATTCTAGACTTTCTTTAACATCTTTGACTGCACCTTTAGCACCACGTTTAATAGAAACGACTGCCCACTTACTACCAAGTAGTTCATAGGCAGCCATCGCATCGCACTCCCCTTCGGTTATCGTCACATACTTACCACCTTTGAAAAGTTGTTGACCAAACAAACCTGTATCATTGTAAGTTCCAGAAACAAAAAAGTCTTTGTTCCTTACGTTTCTACACTTGGTCGCTGACAATTCATAGCCATTGTAGTATGGATAAAAGTGTTTAACTACATTACCTTGTAAGTCTAATGCAACTTTAACACCATACTTCTTAGCTGTGGCTTGTGATATTCTCCTATCGCTAAGAGCATTGAAACTACCTTCATTAATATCATCAGGTAGCTTTGCTGTATTGGTTGTCATACTCTCTCCTTCACATGATTTTTCATAGTCTGGCATAAACTCGCCACAACTAAAACACTTAGCTGAACCATCGGTATTAACACCGACAGCATCGCTACTATTACATAGGGGACAGGGTTGATGCACCTTGTCCCAAGTTTTATCATCCATGTTTACCCTCACTTAATTTTATTTTTTGTCTTCTTTATCTGGTTCGATAACAGCTTCCTTACAATCTTCAAGTAGTTTTTCCAGATTAATTCTATGAGTTCTCGCAGCAAAATCTAATGCTTCGACCACCACTTGAAGTTGTCCGGCTTTATTTATAATGATAGTAGCTTCTTGCTTTTTGTTATCATCTTTAATCTTGTTAACATCATACAAGGTTTCGCCACTATCATTTGTTATTGTTATAATCACAGTTAAAACTCCTCGTTATCAGAGTCAGCTTCTGCATACTCAACCAAATTATCAACCTTAACTGCAATCAGCTCGGCAAAACTTCCAAAGTTATTGCTATAAGGTTTTATTTTAACTGTAACTTCCGAGCCATTACCTACTGCAACATCAAGTGCATTGTTATCACTATCAATTAGTTTAGGTGCTGGATTAGCAGTACCATCATTCTTTTCAGCTCGTCTGCTAAACGTGAACGCTGGTTCTTCGTATTTAGGTTGACCTGCTCTATCTCTAACTTGTGTTAAACCTAAACCCTCAAGTTTAGTAGCAGTATCTTGGTCAGTCAATACAGTTACACTATATTTATGTGGAGTAAACATCGTGTTAGGTGATGTTATCTTTGCCCACATAGCTTTTCCATTTACATACTCATACATATTATTATCCTCCTTCGGTTGTATTAAGTTGTGTCATTATACCATAGGTCATATTAAAAGTCAATAGGTAAATAAGAGAAAGCCGGTTTTATTGGCACAAGACCGGAAACTTGCCTAGTCAGACGACTAGCTACCACAAGAAAAGGAAGGTATATTATTTTGTGAGGGCTTCCTATGGCAAACCTAGACATTTCTGATAACCTCTAACACTTCTCCCCAAAAAGTTAAAGGTGTATCATCTAATGTAACTTTGAAATCATCGTCTAATTTTTCGACAATATAAGATACATTCTGGTTTGACATATACTCAACAAACTTCCTATACTCGTCTCTTGTTAAGACCTCTGTTAAATATTGTTCTTTTTCTGCTAAATTCATAGTATATATTATATCATATAACCATTAAAAAGTAAAGACTATTTTAAATATTTGTCTATCATATTTAACTTATCATCATACTCGGCAATCATTCCTAACTCTTTTTCAATAGTTTCAATAGTATCTGGATGTTCAGCTACACCAACAGGATTTTCTATTAGGACCAATGCATTAGCAACGTGCCGGTCTATCTGACCTTTAAAGTTATTGCGTAGTGCTTTTAAAATAAATTCTCTATTAATATACATCATTCCTCACCATTATATATTTGTTGTGCTCTACTTGCCAATGCTTCTTCTTCCCAACCTTCTTCGGCTGCTTGTTGTAATGCATCTTGCCATTCTTTATCTATCTCAATCATTTACCTTGCCCTCGATATTTTTTGTAGCTGTTTTTCTTATTCTTATTCATGGTCGAGAAAGCTACATTACCTCTACCTTGACTTGTCTTTTTACCTCGAACACCTGTCGATGGAGTATGTTCAGTCTTTCGCCAAACTTTAGCCATTTATTTCCTTTCTAAATTCTTCTTCACTCATTAAACCATTGTCTATAAAACATTGCTCAAGACTTTCTCGCATATCATCTTGAGTATAGCCATCGTTAGCTACCCATAACAAAGTATCAATAGCTTCATCATAAGTTTCTGCCCAAGACATCATCATTTCTCTCGTTATTTTCATTTAACTATCCTCAACTGTTTTCTTGCGTTTATCAGCAAACTCTGTAATTTTTTTTCCAGAGCCATACCATGTTGTTTGCTCTGTCCATTTTCCATTACTGTATCTAGTGTCAATAGCAATAACTGTGTTATCTTTTTTCTCTTGTTCCAGCTCTTGTTTTCTATTGGCTACTTTCTCTTCGTATTGTGTCATGTCATACCCCCTTGATTGCATACACCAATGCCAAGAATTATCATCAATGTATAAAAAATCTCGGCAGTCGTCAAATTTTTTTCTCCAATCCTCACTATCATAAATATCTTTCCACTCCTTATCCTCAACAGTCGTTGCACAACCTGCTAGAATTATTGTTAGTATAATATATTTCATTGGTCCTTGTCAAGTTTTGTCATGTGTCTAGTCATTATCATAGGTTTTATTTTATCTTTTGATAACAGATACATATAAATACAAGTTGAGCTAACCATAACAAACAACCCTAATCCAAAAAATAAATACTCCATTATATTGCCTTTACAAAATTTGTGCTACTGTGTATCTCTTTAAACTTAACACCCAGCAACTTGTGTATTCTATCCTCAAACAAACTAATATGTTTTAATACTTCTTCGCTTTCTTTAGCTGTCAAGTTTTCAAAGTTTTTATCCATGTGTTTCTCTGGTTCATTGAATAATCTCATCAAGTAATCTGATACCTGATGTTTTGCGTACACTTTTGCTGACACTTTTTTGTTCTGATATGTTATCATAAGTCTCCTCACTATCTGCATTTGTATCTGTTATCAAAAGAT